GTTGGCTACCCTTGGTTGTGCTAGTTTTCGCACTTCCAGTAGTATATATTTCATATAATAACTACCAAAGGACAACATTAAGATCCGGAACAATACCAACGAGAGGAACATGTGTCATGCAATTCCTCGAAAATGGGGGTCGCCAAAAGGGCTAGCCCCGAAATGAGCAAGTAGAATTCTGGATAAGAGTTCCACATGGCTAATTCGCTGCTAACTTTAGCACCCAATCGCCTAGAAGAAGGTCGTAGACATTCACGGTAGTTAATCGTGATTCGGTCTAAATAGTACCTATAAGAGGGTTATCATCCCTCAATTACAGGGTCCCTTATGCTGGGATTCAGTAATAAATTACCTACACTACTTAGTGTCTCTATTTCCTCCCTTTCGGGTCATGAATGTTTCAAGAGAAACAGTTCCTTGAACCAGGGGTGTTCATCGTTTCCATAGTTTCGTACTAATAGACGTTGCGGGAAGGGCAGAGGGACTATGTCGGATTAAATCGGCCGTAACAGCCGGAGTTAACGCTATCTCTCTAGAGTTTTCAATCACTTTTACAAGTGCTGCGGCAATTGTCGCAGGAGTTGCTCTAGGGTCCAACAATTTCACTCGGACCTCATTTGTGAGATCCAAGCTATCTTGTCTAGATGGCAACACTAACAAGTCCACAAGATGTCTCAATGCATCTCGAACTGCACCCTCGGGTATGAGATGACCGGCAATTGCCGTGTCGCGCATATCTTTGCGTTTCTCATTAATGAGAGCTAAATCTTTGAATAAGAATGAAGGCTGCCAGAGGTTATCTTCTGGAGTTGCGATCATTACCCAACCTTTGCGAATCTCTTTCAATTCTGCGGGACCGGGTACGGGGTATGTTACACACCCTCGTAACCATCTATGCGAATCCATGGGCTCAGTAAAGTAGGCTAGTTTGGAACTAATATGTCCAAACCAACCTTCCGCTGCTACTTTCTCAGTAGCTGGCGGAGTACTTAATCTCTCGATTAAGTTCCCTTTAAGATTCCAGAAAGGCGTAGAGTCCTCTCGTTGACTTTTCTCAAGTCTATCGAGTTTTAACAACAGAGATCTTATTTCCGCTTGAGTGAAAGTTTTTAATATTTCCTCAACGGCAAGACGTACATTGGTTGTAGGCGGTGATCCTAGCTCAAGCAAGGATTGCGCCCCTTCTTCGGTCGTTGGCACTTCAAGTGCAACCAGAAGCATTCTTAATTTATAATTCAGAGAGTGGAATGAAGCAGACGTGAATTTCGCTAACGCTCGGAATCTAAATCCCAATAGTTTCGCGATTTGTAAATTCGTCAATTTATACTTTCTTGTAAACGCAATGAGTCGACCATAGTCAAATAGACTGGAGGTAAACTCAAGCACAGGAACAGGCGAAATATCAATACCGTTAAAGAAAACTCGTTTTGCGAATTCTACAGTAAGGGCGTTAGAGTTTCGGGACAGTATGGATTTATGCAATCCAACTTCCATTCCTATAACTTTAAGTATTTTCAAGTATTCTCTAGCCACAGGCTCTCGAAAGATAACTAAGTCATCTCCCAGAATACAGTAATCGGTAAACCACTTTCCTTCCAGGGTATATCCCGACTTCCAAGCTGAAACTTGCACCAAAAAGTGGTGTGTTAAAGCTAGTGAAGCTCAAGAAGACAGTGCTCCCATCGGCTGTCCAATAGAGTATTGTAATAACTCATTGGCTCCGTATTTCATGCTGCTCAGGTGGTAAGATATATCCACAAGTATTGAACCCCAAGCCTTAGCAAGAGGTTCGCCAATTAAGGCCTTAACAATTTCTTGTTGTATGAATAACGGAAGTCGATCCGTAGCGGCAGTAAGATCTAAGCTGTACGCTTCTGTGAATCTCTCGGAGTGCCCTAGTAACGGTCGGAGTTGATCAAATGTACCATCTTGAGAAATAGTTCTTAAGATTTTGAACATCAACTTATGAAGCGGATGTAGTAACATTTGATACCAGGCCGGAACCATGGCAAACAGTCGAACTTTCCCTGCTGCTTCCTCTTTTATACCAATTTTCCCTAATGCTAGTACGGGTTTGAACACCCCAGCTAGTTTCGCGCAGGCATTAAATGCCTTTGTGAATCGGTGATTTGGTGGGAGAACAGAGATAAATTCCTTAAATGCGGAGTTAACATTACTTTTAGCTATAGTTACAGCGGAACGTATCATAATCATCGGATGTGTCGAGACTTGAGCTCCTTTTCGATTAGTTCCAGGTGCCGATTTGGCAATCCAGAGGTCTAATCTAGAGGTGTACTCGTTTAAAAGCCAATCATAGGCAGGTGATTTTGGAACGAATTGTTCCCAAAATTGCCCATATCGAGCCTTTATTGCTCTAATATCCACGCCAAATATTCTAGGAATATTTAAAGCGCTGATGAAATGAGGGACGTACTGAAGTAGAGCTGTAGCCTCTTCCATATTACCAGCAAAAGGCTTAGTAATAGAACTGGTATTAAGTTTACCAGGGAAGTCGAGGACTCTATACACAGCGAAAAAGCTAGCATAGAATCGAACGAGAGTAAGGTCTCCGGATCTAATTCTTTTTCTATCAGCGGCCAAGATGAATCGTGGAATTCCCAAGTTTGTACGGGAAACTCTACAATTCAATCTACCTGTGTCTTTAATCATATGGCTCCCGAGTGCTTGATTTAAGCAAACGGAACAAGCTTTCAGATGGATAACTAATCCTCTAATACCTTGTAGTTGAGCAATTTTACTCATCTTTCGAAGTAATATAACAATAGCATGTACTCGCGGTCTTGTTACGGACAACCCAATAGGCTGTAGCATTCTTACGAATACTTTAACCCACCAGGTTCCATCTTTTACGATGGTCATGGCATTAACGTCGGAATTTTTAATTCTTACGGCCGATAAATGATCTCTAATTTGCATCTTTCTGTCCTCGGGTTTAACCGAGAAATACTCGATAACATCTTCGAGATTATTAACTAATTTTGCATTAGCGCTCATTGCTGAGACGGAAAATTGATTTCGTTTCATATCGGAAGTGTTTTATATGTATGATGCTGCAACTAGATTCTCTATCGAGAAACCTAGAAGCCTGGACAATGGTCCACGATCTTGTACCTCCACCCTCACGGGTGTCGAACTACTCTATTCGTAATCTTCACTTGGAAAAGGTGCCTCTACTACTGTTGTAAGGTTTACTATAACCAAAACAGCAGTCCCGTAGGGGGGTTGCGCTATGCGACTCATTACCCCAGTGGTCCTTTTTAGTTTGAACCCAGAAGATCATAAGAATTTTACTGCGGTTCCATCACTGGAACGTTAGATTCTAACGGTTAAACTTCGGTTTCCGCTTGTTGAAGGCGGGCCGCAGCCAGCTGACAAAGCTCAGTTAAGTAACCTTCCAAGAAGCTATCTTTTGAGTTGATAGGTTAGGCCATGGGTCGTTTGATTTAACGTTTCCCGGGTCTGCCTAGAGCAAAACCAAGTATAGCACTTGTTTCGTTAATTATAACAAAGAAGGAGCAAAGAGAAAACACTGTCTTCACAGACAAGTAGATTTCTACCAAGCATCCTATAGGATTTCGATCCCCGGTTTTGGCAACCAGGGCTCAGCATATCGAAATATACTGAGGCGAGGGTATCACCCTTGCCTTTCCCAAAATGAAGGAGAAATAAACCATCACTGATGGAGCCTTTTTCTCTTTTCCCTCTCGGCGATAAGTAACTTTCCTCTCACTGCTTTACGGTTTTACCCTAACAGTACTTGAGGGATGTCTTTCCTACTAGGAAGTCCGCATCTGCCAAATTAGGCATGACGGTCCCGGCGCTTAGGCGTTGGCACCGGGTCTCCTCTTTCGAG